TTTTCCAGCAGTATTGATGTCAGCAGCTTCATGTCTTACATCTGCTAAAGCAGCAGCATCAGCCACTGTTGTTGCAAAGTAATCTTCGTCAACTACTGTTCCATCAGTCTGATAGATCCCAACATTGAATGTGCATGATCCGCCTAATGTGTCTGATCCAACAAAAATTTGTGGAACAGTTGCATTACTTGGTATCGGTGCAAGCATAACAATATCGTCATCATCACTATCGCCAGCTGCTACAACTATAGTACCTTGAGCTACACGAACTACTCCGTGTAATAATGCACTATCTGTAAGAACTGGTGGCGTAGCTTCAAAATTTGCTACTAAGTCTGAGTTTTTAGTTCCCATTGTGATTTTCTCCTATTCTATTAATTATGCTTCATGACAAGGAATTTGAACAACTTTTTCTTCTTCCATTCTAACTGCACCTAAACTCATCGCATAATAAACTTGCGTGGAGTACGATTTGTCAGCACGTTCCGAAATTTTTGCAGATATATCCTTACCGATACCTAACTTGATGGCATCTTCAGTATATGCAAAAACTAATCTGTCAGAAGTATAAGTTGCATCCTTGTTCAATCTAGTTGACATTATAAACTCAAATCCTAAGTAGGAATTGATAGCTCCAGTTGCTAAAGCACGAACTACATTGTAGTCTGAACTCGTAACTTGAGTTGTTCCTAATAGATCTGATATTTGTTGTGGTCCGCAAACAATGTATCTCTTCAATGAAGGGTCAACATCGTTATTATCTAGGATCTTCTTCGCAGCCAAAAGTTTAGCAATCGTCAAACCATCTGATTGGTCTGAAGTCGCTGTTTTTTGTCCAGAAGGTAGAGCCGTAGATGTACCACCAGCTACACCAGTATTCGCAGATGCGTTGAACGCTGTAATAATTACATCATCCATTGCTCTGTTCATAGCTGCTGCCGCTGCTCTAGCGTATGAGCTAGTTGGATCTACAAGCATTCTAACTTTGTCGACATCGTCAACTAAGTCAGCCCATTCGTAGTCAGCCAAGCTCAATCTTCTTCTGCTATGAGGAGTGTCGATCTGAGGTGTATCGCCATGTCTGCTCGTTCTTAATTGAGCAGCAGTAACTCCGACTTGATCGAAGAAAGCGTTTTTCCCAGTAACTGTTTCCACATCAACAGAAGATCTTAATTTACTTCCCATTTGTTGAGAAAGCATAGCGATATTCGAGCTATACTGCTCAACGAAAGAAGTAGTTATTTGTGAACTCATAATAAGTTCCTCCCGTTATTGTTTATGTTAATGTTAAATCGGATGATTATCCTTGCGGGTCTCTCCTCGATTTTAGATCTCCTGGATCCTATACTTTCATAGTGTCAACTAGGGTCTTTCGATTTTCCTAATTATTTTCAGCTATACTTGATTTTTCTTTTCTCGTAAAGCTAAAACTTCTTGAACTGCTGCTTGATGGTTTGGATGGTTTTTATCCCAATAAGCCGAACCCGTCTGCGTCAGTTCTCCAATTTGTTTTTCAATTTGGTTTGGTGTTAGATAAGTTGGTCCAGATGCTTGAACTATACTATCTTCCCCCATTTTACTTGCTAATTCTGCAAATGCTTTAATCATAACTGGATGATCTCCCAGTTTAGTTCCATCGGCTAAATTAGCATCTAAAAGTTCTGTAGCACCAACTGATTTTGCTAATGTTGCTGCTTGTGAAACCTTTTGATCGAATGCTTGACCCCACTCTTGTTTAAGGGTTTTGGTACTATTTTCCCTAGCAGCAAGAGCTTTACTGTCAGCATCTTGTAAAGATTTAGCTGTTATATCATTATAAAATTTAACCACACCTTGAGCTTGGCTAGGAAGTAATCCTAACTTATGAGCTTGGCTAGAAAATTCTTTTAATGATGCCTCATCCACTTGTTTATCTTGCGGTAAGTCAAATTTATATCCATCCGCAGTTTTTGGTCTGCCTAGTTTTTCATAAACTGCATCCCAATCCTTGTCTGTTGCGTATTTGTTTGGAACTGGAATTTTATCCGATCCAACCAACTTTTGTGCATGGACATAAGACTTTGCTAAACCTTCTATATCTTTAATATTTTCTAAAGATTTATCAGATCTTATTTCATCAGAAAGACTTGCTTTCCAATCTGTAGTTGCTTGTGGAGTTTCTGTTTTAGGGTCTCCAGACAGTACCGATGGTTGTTCAACGGGAGCTGCTACCTCTTGATTTTCGCTTGACATATTTATTCTCCTTTTTTGTTAAGCATATTTTTAATAAACAAGATTACTGATCTTGTTCCTTCTAAAAATGCACCTTCATGGCTATCTCCTTTAACATGAGTAGTTGTGTGAAAGCTGCATCTCTTTTCTAAATCTTCCATAACTTTTTTACCATGGTCAGATTCAAAAACTTGTTTGTAAGCAATAATTAATTGCTTTAGATCATCTTTATTCATTAGCTACCTTTAGAGCTGGTGCTACTTTACCCGCAGCTTCAGCAACTTGCTGAGCTTGTTGTAATTGCATTTGCTCCATTTCGGCAGCTTGTTTCTGTTGTTGTATTTGTTGAACTTCTCCTTTTGATCTCATAATTCTAGCTGGTAATCCTAAAACATCTGTAACATGATTAACTAAACCATCTATATCTATGTAATCAAATACTGGTGCAATATTTTGCATTGAACCAAATATTTCTATACCTCTCATAATAGATGAAAGCTCTTGTGTCTTTTGAGCTTTGGCTAATGGAGATACATATTCAATTTCAATATCCTGGTCGCCTAACATTTCTGGCGGCTGTGGAAATTTACCATTTTTAAATAATAAATTAAAACTTCTAGTTATTAAAGGCTGTAACAATTCAGATTGTAATCTACCTAGAACTGGACCCAGTAATCTCATCTTCTCTTCAGTTCTCTGCATAACCTCTGTTGCGGTCATGTTTTGACCCTGGATAGTCATTAGTTGATCTACAAAAAAATTTTCTCTAATTGCCTTTCTTCTTTGATCTTCCATTTGTAAACCAACAGGATTATTTGATCCAATTTGTAATGGTTCAATTCTTTCTCTAGTTCCAGATCTATAGAAATTTAATCCACCAGGAACAGTTCTAATTGGTAAAATAAAACCATCATCAGGAACCATTAAAGGTGGGTCAATTTGTTTTTGAGCTGCTTTAATTGAAACTTTAGACATTGTATTCAACATCTTAGTATCTGGTAAAGCATTCATCGCTGGCGATCTGCCGTAAATTTCATTAGATGAAGTTTTTAAATATCTTGGAACCACATAAGGAAATTCTTTAAAACCACTTTCTTTTAATAAAGTTCCTGTCTTTTCGTGGACATGGCAAGATACCCAATCCATATTTTTACTATTGTCATATCCCATCTTAACTTCGTTAGGATAAACTGAATGTAAAATTACAGCATCTTCGTGGGGAGCTTTTTCTATATCCGCTAATATTGCTCTTGGCAATTCTGCATCTGGATACATTGAAGGAATATTTTTATTCTGTAAATTAAATCTTCTTGTTAAACTATCTACTAATCCTTTTTCATTTTCAGTTATAAATATTTCTGAAATATGAATTGTTTTAAATCTTAAATCATCCTTAACATCATCTGTAATAAACATTGCAGATGTACCAAACGCTAATAGCTCATGGTATAATTCAAAAATTTCTTGCTGAAAATTAGATCTAGCAAATGCTTGCTGCATAATTTTGGCACAGCTCTCTAACCATTCTCTTGCTGTATCATCTTCATTGGTTGCATCGTTTCTAAATTTTAAAATAAACCACGGAGAAATAGTATTCGTCAACATACCATTTAAACTAGCGGATAATAATTCTAAAGCGTGAGTGGCTGTACCATCATAAACTTGGTCATGCCTTTTATCTCCCTTGGTATGTTTCATGGTAATATTTGCTTTTCTTGGTAAGAAATAATCTGCAATATCTTGCCAATGATCTTCCCAGGTAACTCTTTTTGCTTTGAGAGTTTTGTACCTCTCAATAATCATTTTTGCTTTTGGTTCTATAGCCATCTATTCTCCTAGTAATGATTTCTTAATTGTTGTTAATGAGTTGTCGCCTAAACCTTTTGCTCCAGTTAATATTGTAGATGATCTGCCTTTGCCTCGCATAATACCCGTAGCATCAGTTGTTGTTGCTTGTGATAATTCAACTTTAGTTGGAGTTGGTGCTGGTGTATCTTGGAGACCTTCTGGTGTTCAAACAAAGAGAACTCTTTGGGTTACAAAGAATGGATGTGATACTAATAGTGGATTATTAGAGGGTGATGCAAAATATACAATTGGTGCTGCTGTAGCAATTGCAAATGAAGGTGATACTGTTAAAGTTCGATCAGGAATATATTATGAGAATAATCCTATAGGTTTAAGAGATGATGTTGCAGTATCTGGAGAAGATTTAAGATTGGTAACTTTAGTTCCTAATAATGAAAATAGAGATTTCTTCCACGTTAGAAGAGGATGTCTAATAGAGAATTTAAGTTTTGCTGGTGCTTCACACGCAACTGATCATACTGGATGTGGTGCTGTTGCTTTCCCACCAACACAAGCAGACATTACTAATGGAAATGCTGAATTTTTCCAAGCAATAAATGGATATACTGCATTTGGACCTGCGAATGAAGGTGCATCTGGTAGATATAAGAGTCCTTATATTAGAAACTGTACTAACTTTATGACTGGTAGTATTGGTATGAAAATTAATGGAAGACATTGTGATGCTAATTTTACTGGTACTAATAATCTAGGACAAGATATTAAGAGTATGGTGTGTGATTCATTCACACAATATAATGAACAAGGTAT